TTTCTATTACTTATGTCACTACAAATGCGGTTATAAGAAAAGTTCTTTTTCCCATAAACAGCATAAGCCTCAGTCATAGCCATACCATGACCAACCTTATTTTTAGCAACAGTTGTTTGACCAACATATTGTTTTTGGTTGATTTGGTTTGTAACTATGTAAATATGAGCGTTCATCATAAAATTAACCATCGCTGGCCTGCGCTAATAGTTACCGCTTGACCGCTTGCAATTGTGATTGCCCCAACCGAAAAGCCATTGTTACCGCTTGCTATCGTGTAACTAGTACTTACTGTAGTACTCATCACAGAAATACCATTGGTAGCAATAGGTACTGGCGCACTTAACTCACCCGTACTTGGCTTATACAAATACTTGGTATTACCCGTATAGATTGTTGTAGGTGTACCTGAAGTAGCCGCCGCAAACAATGGATAAAGGTTAGTCGATGTGGTTGTATCGTTGCTGATAGACGCACCAGCAGTTCCGTTGGCGGCTGAAGTAATCCGTCCATACGCATCAACAGTAATGTTAGTAGCCGTATAACTGCCAGCAGTCACAGCAGTTGTAGCCAATGCCACAGTACCACTTGTTGTGATAGTTCCACCTGTCAAACCCGTACCAGCCGTTATGGATGTAACAGTTCCACTATAAGCATCATTAGATGTAATAGTGAAGTTAGGATAAGTCCCACTTATACTAGTTGTCCCTGCTCCCGTCAATGCAACAGTCTGATCTGGCGCAGAGTTAGTGATCGTAAAATTAGGATAAGTTCCACTTGTGCTAATTCCTGTGCCAGCAGTCAACGCAACTGTTTGGTCAGGCGCAGAATTAGTGATAGTGAAATTAGGATAAGTTCCTGATGTGCTGATACCCGTACTAGCAGTAAGGCTCACAGTCTGATCTGGTGCGCTATTGGTAATAGTGAAGTTTGGGTATGTGCCACTCGTTGAGATGCCTGTGCTTGCAGTCAGCGAAACAGTCTGATCAGGGGCAGAATTTGTAATGGTTAGAGTGCCACTTGATGTGATTGGGCTACCAGATATGGTAATTCCTGTACCAGCCGTTGCCGCCACAGAAGTAACAGTTCCTACCGATACAGCACCAGTTTGCCCATTAACAGAGGTGACTAGGTTGCTTTGGTCAATCTTTTGCCAAACAGAACCATTAAACATCAACCAATCGCCAATTTGCCAATCAGTTATGCCGTTTAAGTTAGTGCTTCCTGCCGTTGCAACAATGTAGTAATAGCCATTTACGCCAACGCTAGAAGTCAATGTAGGCGTATTGGTAGATGCGTTCCATGTGCCTTGATAACTTAAACCACCAGCCACAGAAGACCAAGAAAGAGCCGTTCCATTAGTAGTCAAGAACTTACCTGAGTTCCCCGTTTGACTAGGAATCAGGTTTGTTATCTGTGTTTGTAGGGAGGCTAGAGTATCAAGGACAGACTGAGAAGTGCCGCCACCATTAGTAATGACTTTGATGCGTTCCGCAAGATCAGGAGCAACAACTTCACCAACATTGAGTTCAACACCACTAGACAAGCCAATGACAAGGCTACCATCAAAATCGATACGAGCAAAGGAGACACCAATACCATCATTACCATCGATTCCATCACGTCCATCGCGTCCATTCTCGCCTTTAACTCCTTGAACGCCTTGCTTTCCATCACGTCCATCTTTTCCATTCTTGCCATCCCTTCCATCTTTTCCGTCTTTTCCGTCTTTAATGGAGGCAACTCGCTTCTCTAGTGTGTTTCCCACTAAGTCATAACGAGATTGAATGTCGGCTTCAATTTTCTTTAAGGCATCAATAACTAGGTTGACGTTCTCACCAATGCGTTGCTTTTGAACCTCTTTTGACTTGGCAATAGATAACTGAATAGCGTCAAGTGCCGCCTTCTTCTCAGCGTCCGTCATGTCTTCTAGGTTTGGAATGATGTCACTCATCTTCTTAGGCTCCCAGATAACTCTTCAAGAAAGTCATTCTCGACTTTTGCAAGGTTTTCTTGTTTATTCGCCATCTGTAACTCAACAATTTTGCTCTTATTCTTGATGTCTGCTTCTTTGAGCATCAATTCAGCAATCTTAACCCTTTTATCGAACTCACGGCTTGCCGCTTCATCCTGATTAGGTAGATTCTTAGTCAAAGATGCACTCATCTTGGCTTGAACTTCTTGTGGCATCAACTGAGCCTCAACAGACAACTTGGTAGCCTCTGCACGATTCTGTTCTGCCTGTGTAGTGTTGACCGCAATCTGCGCTTGAGCCGCTTGCAGAGCCAATTGTTGTTGCACTTGTTGCATTTCTTGTGCTTGTGGGTCAGGTTGACTCATCTTGTCCAACATCTGTATCAACTCGTACCTATTAGACAGGCTTGAATTGGTCAAAATGCCTTTCAAGATGATTGGCAACACAGGGGTGTTCGGGCCAAGCGTCTGCAAAAGCCCAATAAACTGCTGTTGCTCGTACTCTCTAGCAATAATTCCCAAGGTTGCCGTAGGAATGAAGTTCATATCAACTGAGGGATACCGCTCTGGGTCGAACTGCATATAGCGGAAAGCCGCTTTTTGGATAAACGGGATTAAGAAATCCTCTTGGAAGTTCACCAAAGTGCGTTTGTACTTCTTGATGATAGAGGCAACTGCCATAGACATACCGCCTTGACCGCCATCTCTAGCCACATTGCTAATCATGCCCTGAGAGTCCAATGTTCCCGTTGCTTGCAACAACATACGTTCAAAGTCTTTGGCAGTAGCCAAGTTGTTGGGATCGCTTTGACCAAACTTGAAGGGGTAGAGAATCTCTGAAGGTGCGCCATTTGTGAGGATCGCTTTGCCTGGCTTTACCTCAAACTTCATACCCCGTGGCAGACGGGTTGCATCCATCGCAATCATGGGGCTAGTGGTAAGTGCCAAGGAATCTAAGTGTGAGCGGGTCTGAGCATCAATAGCCTTTTGCATATTAAATGCTTTTTCTACTGTGCCTCTGCCAAGTAAGCGGTTCGGTACTGTGTCATCCTGATAACTTAAAACAGGGCGATCCTTCATCATGTATGGGTTTTCTTCTGCTTTGAGAAGTTGCCCATCATTGGCAATCACGACAATGGCTTCCACCATGTCTGAGTAGTCTTCAGCCACAGAGTTCTCAGGGAATAACTCAACAATGTCTTTGTTTTCCTTGAGATTGTTCAAGTACTCTCTTGGGACTAAACCATAGTAGGTCAGGAGAAGAACCTTCTCGTCCTGATACTGGCTTACCTCTTGGGTAGGCTCTAGGTCTGTATCCTCGCCAGTAGTACCAATATCAACCTTGCGATAGATACCCTTCTCTATGCCTTGGACAATCTTGTGAATCGAGATGTACTTCTCGATAGCCACGCCCATACAGTCATCAATGCTTGTTCCGTTAGGGTCAAACAAGAAGTTCTTTGGGTTGACGGGCATGATTTTCACGCCAATCCTGTCTTTTTCCATGACACCGATAGCTGCTTGCCCTTGCATATTAGGAATGGCTTGGGTGGCGGGGACGTACTCTTTCTCAGTCTTGACAACAATCTCGCCTATGCCTGTGCCATAGATTTCAGCCATCAACTCGATTTGATCAATCGACTTCCTAATTTTGTCTTTCTTGAAGTCTTCCATCAGTTGAGCCTTGATTAACTCAACATCTATGGGGTTGCCGTTGTAGTCTCTGATGTCATCTTCAATGTCAAAGAACTCGCCTTGACCAAAGATTGCTTCCATGATCTCAGCATGACGAGTCTCTACTGCTTGTTGGGTGGCGGGGGTGACAATGCGTGAACGCTCAGACTCACGGGTTTTATCTTCAGAAGCCCATTGACCACGGAAGATGCGCTCGTACTCTAGGTATTGGGGAAGAAAATTGGTATCTCTGTATTCACGCCAACGATTGCAATGGTCTGTCACAAAAGCCGTCAACTCTTTATCAGCCTCAGTTGGCTCATAAAATTCGTTTTGCTCTAGTTTGTCTGTTGCCATTTAAACCCCACTAATTATGTCCACAGGCTCCCACTCATCTTCTTGGTCATCTACAAAGTAAGAGGTGACAGCCATCTGATCTATATATGACAAAGCATCTGGCAAGTCATCATGCACTCCAATGGCGGGAAATAAAAGAAGTTGATCTTTAAATTCATCCCAATCCTCCTCAGAGTTCAGCACAATACGCCCATGCTCAAACCGCCCTTGGAGACTCCAGATAATTCTGTCAGCCTTTTTCCTGTTGCCATGCGTTAAGTCAACTATATGCGAATATACATTATTTTTACGCATTAAGTCAGAAAGATACGGCAAAACTGCGTTTTTTAGCGCACCCTTCTCAATTCCCACAGAAAGCGGTCGGTACTCCCGCATCTTCAACAAAATGGTCGCCGCAGTCTCACGGATGTCCCAACGCCCATAAACGATCTCTTTGACAAACCACTTCCCATCATCCGTTACCTTGACCACAGCAATAGCCGTTTGGTCTAGCCTTTTCTTGGAATTAGCCGCTTGTTTGGCAACTTCCTCGAATCCTGCCAAGTCACAGGCTATGTAGTAACTGCCATACTCAGGCTCTTCCCCATACTTGATCCACTCTTCCCTAAAGATGTTGCTACCCGCATTGGTGAAACTAGCCATGTATTCTTGCTTGAAAGCAAAGGTAGACAGGGTTTTCTTGGCTGACTCAATCTCAGTTGGGTCGATCAGGGGATTGTCTTTGGTGGTGAAGTGCCAAGATTTCCAGTCTTTATCCTCTGCGCTTTCGCCCAGTCTAAACAAATCGTAGAACCAGTTTCTTCCTTTGGGCGTTCCGATGAACATGGCTCTTCCTTTTTTATCGGACAGAGAGGCTCGGATAACTTGTTCCCACGCTTCGGGCTTGATGTCCGCAACTTCGTCAAGGACTGCGTAGGTGAGGGAGACTCCACGCAGAGTATCGGGTCTATCAGCACCTCGGACGTAGATACTTGCGCCGTTAATGGTGGTGATGTTTTGGTTGTTGATGTGTGCATTCTGTATTACCTCCCGACCTAAGTCCATTAGGACATCCCAAATAATCTGCCTTGCTTGCCCGTTTGTAGGGGCTACATAAAGTACGGCTGATCCTGCTGGACAACGCAGCGCCTCTATTAACAAAGTAGTCGCGGCCAATCTAGACTTGCCACACCGCCGGCCGGCAGCTATAACTTTGAACCGCGTCTCGTCCTTGAACACCTCTTGCTGCCAAGGCAGTAAGCTAAAGTTAAGTTCACTCATCTTTTGGTTCGAGGTCCGTTATATCTTCTACCATGGTGGTAGCACCAATTCCAGTGATATTAATTGTCACTGCGCCGCGTTGCGCTTTGTCTTTCTCAAACATGCTGACCGGCAGTGTGCGGTCCATGCACATCTTTAGCGCTGCCATCTGTCCGGGATGCTCATCATTTAGCGCAATGTCGATGACTTTTTGCGCTACCTGCTTGCCGCCGGACTTCAACATCAACTCTTTAAGTTCTTTAACTTTTTGATAGTCAGTCTTTGGCAGTACTTTTGGTGGCCTATAACTCATAGCTGCGTACTATAACCCCATTTTCCTTTTTATGTGGGTAGGTGGCTCCTGCAAAAGTTTCATCATAGCCAATACCCCTCCCCCCGTGTCAACTATTCCGCACGGCAGGCGGCCAGGCGCCGCACGGCCAGCGGCTGCAGGCAGGCAGCCAGGCGCGCCATGTGGGCCATGTGGGCCATGTGGCCGGAAAATTCGGACCGGCAGCAAGCCGGCTAAACGGCCGGCAGGCAGGCGCCGGCGGCGGCCAGCTACCGCGTCATGTACTGGCCAGCGATCGGGCCGGCAGCGAGCGGCCAGCGGCCAAATGCACAATAGAAAAAAGCTATAGGG